AAAATCAACCCACACGAACACGCACACAACCAAAGCGCCCTAATCAGCCCGAACACTTTTCTGCGGAAATAGTGAGTGATAAGGAAACTTAGCGAAGCCCTGAACACTACTAGCTATTATGGCCACCCGAGTGCGCAAATTACTGGATGAAGTCACTGACCCATCCACAAAAGCTGCCTATTCCGAACTCTGCTTTAAGCACGCACGGGAAGCTGCCAAACAGGCCACCAAGTTGGCGCCCTATGTGGTCAGCGACGCCGAAGCTTTAACGCTAGAACGGTTAGGCATCACCACCTCCCCTTTTGCCACAACCAGCCACACCCACGCATCAGACAAAATTCTTGAGAATGACTGCCTATCCATAATAGGCCACCAACTCCCAAAAGATCCAATCACCTTTATTCAACTGAAGAAAGGAAAACTACACCTACTCAACCGAGGACCAGGGCAAGACAGATTGGTCAACTACTGCCATGAGCCCAAAGATGTTTTACGCTACGGCATTACTCACCCACACGTATGCCCTCGAGTTGACACCAAGTACGCTGTTTTAGCCGACACCCTACACTTCATGTCCACAAAACAGCTGCTACACCTTTTCACCCAAAATCCAAAATTGGAGAGGCTGTTCGCCACGTTAGTACTTCCAATTGAAGCTGTGCACAGACTACCATCTCTATACCCAGAGATATACTACTTGGAGTACTACGACGACTGCTTTGCTTACATGCCCGGAGGCCATGCCGGAGGGGCTTACGTGCACTCCTATGGCACACTCAGATGGTTAGAGGTAGGCCAAATTGGCACGCACACCAACAGGTACATATCCACAGGGCAAACTGACTACCTCACCCTTGAAAAGATTGAAACCAAAGCAGCCCATCACATCATGCTGGTACAACGGAGAAGACCAAATGCCAGATGGCTCTTGGCGCAAAGGTGGGTCTTCAAAGCGTCCACATTCGTCAGACTGCCGCCAGTCTTTTACCCACCCGAAGCCAACGTTCAGAACACTTACCCGCACGATCTCATTAAAAGAGCACAGCTCTATTGTTTAGGAGTTAAAGCTGTATCCTTGAGAGACATATTCTCAAAATTCAGGCAAATCATTGAAACTACTGACCTCGCTCGGTATTCAATGGCCGACCTGATCCGTCTAGCTAACTACCTGTTGCTCACCACTGGAATGCAGCAAGTATCTGACTATGAATGCCTACTCACCAGCGGACTGATTGCCAAACTGAGCGCCAAAATACGTATCAGATTCAACCAGCTCTTAGAATCACTGCGAGGCAAGTCATCCTACGCTGCACTATTGACCGTCACAGATGTAATTCCAGTCCCTTTCACCACAAAACCCAAAGTGTATCCAGCGGAAGGCGAATCCTGGTTCACAGGGAAAACTGATGAAGACAGCGCACCAGAGATTGACGATGGCTCTGCACCTCCGGAAGAGTCAGCTGGGGGCCCCACTTTGGAAGATTTGGAACTCATCGCAGACATGGAAAAAGCCTTGAGAGAGGCTGAGTCACCACCCAAGGGGAAAATGGCAGATGAACAGGATCAAGCTGAGTGCAGTTCCAAAACCATGACCGAGGCTGCCCATCTGCAGGTAGATGCTGTAAACGGCGATGGACTTAGCAACACAGATGCAGAATCTGACACTACCAATAGCGTGGACGAACAACAAAGGGACGTGCAATTCATTGCCTCAGCAGAGCAAGCCCCGAACATCCAAAATACCACATTGCAAGTGGCGCCACCCCAAGCCCAACTCCCATCAATGATAGCTAACTGCAAATGTGGCATGGAGGTGATCCTTAAGCAGTTGCCACAGCGGTATCAGAAAGCTAAACTCCACTTCGAGTATCAAGATCAGCTTAACGGCCGAGAGGCGGTTTTCTTTGCAAGAATCCCAGACGCCGTATACGAATATCCCGGAGGACGTCACCAATCACAAGGGTGGCCTGACACCTTAGACATGGTTCTGCAGGATTGCGGGCAAAACCCAGAGAGTTTTGACCACTGCCTTGTGCAACGTTATGAAAGAGGGGCTGCAATCCCTTTCCACCGGGACAACGAACCAGTCTACCCCTTGGATAACCCCATCCTTACAGTCAACCTCGTGGGCAAAGCCTCTTTCGAGTTACAATGCAAAAGAGGCGAAATTAAGATACCGCTATCAACTGCAGAATACTTTATAATGCCCAACGGCTGCCAGCGCACCCACCGCCACGCTGTTCGAGCCTTAACTCACCACCGAGTGTCGCTCACATTCCGCTCTACAAAAAGAATAGCAGCTTGCCTGTTCACCGGGGAAGACACACACATGAGCGATGACTCGCATTTTGACCGCGCCACAAGGAAACATTCACCTGACCAGCCAGCAACACTGAACGTGGCTGAAACAAAACAACCGGATGACACTCAGGCGGAGGAACGGGCGGCCACACCTAAGAGCAACAGCTTTCCACCCTTTCCAAGAGCCACAATTGAAATATTGCAAATACATGGCTTCAAAAACCTCCGACCACAAAGTGACGGCACGGGCCCCATTCAACCAGTACACTGGAACCCAAACACTCAGAAGTTGGTAGCTAGTGAACCTTCTGAGGAGGCCCCCCACTGTTACATCTACAAGCTGGCCGAGAGGTTAAAACGGAAAGTGTACAGATACCACGTGGACAACAAAAGGGCCACATCCTACATGTCTGACGTCAAGAACAACCTCACTGGCCTGGTGCTCCCAAAACTTGACCGAGCAACCCTATCTGCTTGGGTATCGCTCTGTGAAAATTCATCTCGAGATGTGGACGTGCTGGTCATACATGGTGCTGGAGGTGCTGGCAAAAGCAGAGCTTTGCAAGAGATGTTACGATCACGCTCCACACTGAGGGAAGAAGTTAACATCATCCTGCCCACAATCGTCCTAGCACAAGACTGGAAAACCAAAATGACTACCATGGACCCAAGACGGTTCATGACCTTTGAGAAAGCCTGCGAGCGAGAGAGCAAAGAGATAGCTATCTTCGACGACTACGGCAAGTTACCAGCTGGCTACATAGATGCATACATCGCTATCAAACCAAATGTGGAGATGATTATCCTCACCGGCGACCAACGCCAATCCGTCCACCACAACGCAAACGGTGATGCCCAAACTGCCGGACTGTCTAGCAATATAGACCATTTCAGCAGATACTGCGACTACTACTTGAATGCGACCCATAGACAACCAAGAAGGCTAGCCAATCCCATCCAGGTCCATGCAGAAAGAGAATTTGGCGGCGCGGTCATGAGAGCAGCACTATTACCTGACAAAGCCACCATTTTGGTTCCCTCTCAAATATCTAGGATGACTGCCAGCGACCTAGGACGAAAAGCGTACACTTACGCCGGTTGCCAAGGGCTCACACTGCCTCATGTGGTTATAGCATTAGACAAGGACACCCCTGGCTGCTCAAAGGAGGTTCTTTACACCGCTTTCTCAAGAGCGTCTGAGAGCATCACTTTTGTCAACACTTTCAATGAGAACCCAGCTTTCCTAGCCAAACTGGACGCCACCCCCTACCTCAAAACCCTACTTAGTGGCGTAAGGGAAGACGAATGGTTAGGTCGTGATGAACCACCCACCGAGTATGAGCCTAAAGAACCCAACATCAAAACTCACTTGCCAGTAGCCAACGACGAAACATTCCTGGACGACCTAGTGGAAGCTATGGAAGACAAGGATACTCGGGAATTGTGGTCTAAATTTGAGAAAACGAATTTGATGCAAACTGAGAACAAAATAGTGCAGCTGTTTCCCCACCAGCAGGCTAAAGATGAGGCTCTATTCAGACTCACTATTGACAAACGCATTCGGCTCGCTAGCCCTGAAGAGAATGAAAAAGCTATGGCTAGAACCCTCAGTGCCGGGAACCTCCTATTTGAGGCTTATGCAGATTTCATGAAGGTTCCGGCAGACCCTCAACCTTTCGACAGAGACCTCTGGGAACACTGCAAACAGCTAGCTCAACGCACTTATATCAGCAAACCCACTTCGAACTTGCAACAAGGTGCGACCAGACAAGACCCTGACTTCCCGGCCAACGCCATAGCCCTTTTCAACAAATCCCAATGGGTTAAAAAACTTGAGAAAGTGGGCTTCAAATTCAAACCAGGCCAAACAATATCGGCCTTCAAGCAAAGCACAGTGTTGCTCACAACCACCTACGCCCTATACTTACGAAAGAAGAGGGAGCAACACCAACCGGACAACGTGTTCATCATGTGTGAGAAAACCCCAAACCAGTTTAATGATTTCGTGCTAACCAGGTTTGACTTCAGCCAGCCTTCTTATACCTCCGATTACGAGCAGTACGACCAGTCACAGGACGGTGCATTCCTCAATTTCGAACTCCGAAAAGCTCGACACTTTGGCGTCCCGGAGGAGGTAATCAATTTCTACCGATTCATCAAGCTCAATGCCAAAACCTTCCTAGGCAATTTAGCCATCATGCGGCTTAGCGGCGAAGGGCCCACCTTTGACGCCAACACTGAGTGTAACATCGCCTACGACGCCCTCAGGTTCCAACTCCATGATGCCGTCAATGCCTGCTACGCCGGAGACGACCTTGTAAGAGACCATGTTTGCCCTGAAAGATCAAGCTGGATGTACTCACAACACCTGTTCTCATTGGTGGCTAAGCCCAAAGCGACCCTTAAACCTGACTTCTGCGGCTGGCGACTCACCCCTTTCGGCATAGTCAAATCCCCTTACCAACTGAAGACCTCTTTGGAGTTGGCCATTCAACTCAAGAAGCTTGAGGATATGCGCCGCAGCTATGCTATAGACTACCAGTTTGCTTACAAACTACAGGATAGATTATACCAAATCTTTGATGAGAAAGAGATGGAAGCTCACCAGCTGGTTACCAGAGTGCTAATTAAACATGGGGCCACCACAGCGCACACCGGCGATCATTTGCCCACATTTCACATAACGTCTGACAGGTTGATCTTGAACCCACACAAAATTGAGATGCATGATGCAGCTGGTGACAGGGCCTACTTGGAGACCCCAGTCACCTTTGACAACTACATCCAATGATTTTGCTTAAGTTATGCTAACTTGTGAATAATGAATCTAACTCAATTAGAAACTGACTTACTTTCTGCCGGCTTTCAACGCACACAACAACCTCTTTCCTTCCCAGTAGTTATCCACGGTGTCCCTGGTTGCGGCAAAAGCACATTCATTAAAGCTGCTCTCGCAAATCCGAACACAGTAGCCCGCACACTCGGCGCCCCTTACGGTGATAGCCTTGCAACTGAAGGCGTCAGGACCCACAGCCCCAACGAAAGCTTTACGCAACCACTGCGGATTTTAGACGAGTACCAACTAGGTGAGCGAAGCACCACTAGCAAGTATAATCTACTCTTCGGGGACCCCTACCAAGGCCCTTTCCGTCTTCCGCCCCACTTCATTAAGTCTGTGTCACACCGAGTGCCCAGACCCGTTGCCAACTTCTTACGCTCGCGGGGCTTCAACTTGGAAAGCGAGACGCCCGGCGTCCTTATCACCGCGCACCCGTTTCATCCAGACTCGGCCACCCAGATTCTATCTTCCGACAAGACTTTCCATCTGGGCACCTCATCGAAACAATTGTGCTCTTCACATCAAGTTAATTCCTACTGCCCTTCCGAACTAGCAGGTTCAGAGTTCCAGCGTGTTGCCCTAGTGTACCACTCGACAGAGCTCAAGAACAAAACCGCCTTCTACGTTGCCTGCACGCGGACCCGCCACACACTGTGCCTTGTCTCGGACCAATTTAATGAGTTTTGCACCACCACCTGACTATACCAAGGTTTTCCTCGCCGCTACCATCGGGGCTGCCCTCGCTCTCACCACTCTCTTTGCCACCCGCAACACCGCGCCACACGTAGGCGACAATATCCACCACTTGCCACACGGAGGCCTTTACCAAGACGGTAATAAGAGAATCGCCTATGCAGGCCCCGGAACTGGTGCACACCCACGCCAGCACTTCCTGCCAGCAATCGCCGTGGTACTCCTCACCCTGGGCATTATTATTAGTGAGCGGTTTAAGCGCCCTACTCGTTCTTGCCGCTGCTAACTACTTCAACAGCCTTCCCGGGAGCCACTCCTGCCTCCTGACTATAACGGGCCACTCTGTCAGCGTCTCGGGCTGTGAAAATCACGACGTCCCCGCAATAATCCAAAGCTTCGCCTGGAGTGGCCATGCTTTCAACCGCCAACTTCCAGGCGTTATTCACTCAGATTGAGCTCTTACGCAACCAAGTAACGGACTTGCACCACGCCGTCAACTCCACCAACAACAACTGCGCTCAAACAGAACACATACAAGCTATTAGGGCCGACATTGCCACTCTTCCTACCTCCACCGACATCCAGCGGCATCACGGGGAGTTGCTAACACTGATCACCAACTCGCAAGTTCGAACACCATCTGTGACGACGACACCGAACCAACGAGTGTTCTTCTCGGAGCTTCAATCAGCACTCAATGCTACCAACGCCCTCTTAGCCAATAGGCCAGAGGTGGACTACCAAATCCAACAATCACCGCTACCGATCGAAGAGCTTTTCGGCCAGCTGCACGCACTACACGCTAATTCGATCAAGTGGTACAAGCACCTGGAGGGACTACAGAATCAGGCCACCCTCCAAATCCAAAGGTTGCACGCAGCCCTACCCGCCACCGCAGACACCAATTCATCACAAATTAACCAGGCGTTACACAGCATCTTGGCCAACAGCGAAAGGATAATTAACCTGTTGAATCAAGACAGGAGGGTACTTGACGACATCAACCCACAGCTCACCAGCATCCGCGAACAAATTGATCGCAGCTCTCCTCTCGACGTGCTACAGCAGATTTTAGCGATAGTATCGCGCGCCAACCCGACTGAGCCGCCACTAGAGCCGGTGACACTCCCAAACTTCGAGGTGGAACACCCGAGCTTAGAGTGCCGCACCCACGGGCTCCTAGTTTTCGACAACATCCACGCTATGATCCCGATGGACATTACCACCCGTCCTCCCAGCACCAGTCTGCAACTGTCGATCAACGTCACCGAGAACAGAGAAACTACGACCGTGCAGTTCACAATATACGACGCTGGCGCCCTGATTAAGTCAGGCCATGTCTCAACACCGCACCGACTCTCAGAGCTGCCTGGAGATGCCCTTTTCCTCATACACCAAAAGTGCCCAAACTTTACTTACAAGCTTACGCACAGCAATGTGTGTTAAGTTTGAAGTAATGTTTGAAATAATAAAGATGCCTGAGAGTAACCCGCGAGTTATCCCGCCAAATCCAAATGAGACTAACACGTCTGTCCCACCCCAAGGAAATCAAACTAGGCCCCCAGCCCCGGATAACAATACCGCGGGTGACGACCTACTTATGCCCTCCCTTGAAGAAATCCAACTCATCACCCGTGAGATAGACTCTAACACGGTGGCCACCAAACAAACCGTCACCGAGATCCTCGACCTGCTCAAAGCTGACCACCGTGAAGCAGACAGATCCGATCTGTTCCAACTGGCATGGTTCTGCTATCACAATGGAAGTTCACGTTTCCTAGTTGCACGCGGAGAAACGTCCCACCGAATTCCACTGGCCAAGATTAAGAATGTTGTGGAGCTCAAGTGCACGCTGCGACAATTCTGCATGTACTATGCCAAAACTTGTTACAACACTGGGAAAGCTCAGATGATTCCACCAGCATCATGGTCAACCCGCGGCTACCCCGAGAACGCCAAATTCGCTGCCTTCGACTTCTTCAGTGGCGTGACTAATAACGCCGTCCCAACTCCGGCTGGTGGCATGGCTTACTACCCAACGGCAGAAGAAATCGCCTCCCAGTCTCTCAATGCTGACCTGGCCATTGCGGGCTCTCGCACCAACCCACACCAATATTCCACCCGCGGTAATATGATGGGTATGCAACAAGTTCGAGCGCGAGACCCACCTCCAATGATCACCTTTGGAGAATAATCACCACCACCGTCCTGGCAGTAAGACGCTAAAAGACTCCCCTCGACCAGGGTCAAAGGTCTATCGACCACCTCACTTGACGATCGACACGTAACTGCCTCACGGACGTTGCGCGCTCAGGCTCTGCATATTGCTGCAGAGTGAATCGGAGTGAGCATAAAGGTCAGGGTATTTCGAGCTGCCCAACAGCTGTTCGCTACTCGACGTACTAATATCGAGTCTTCCGGGTTTCCATGAGGCCTTTACCGGAAGTATTGTAGGCCTCTACCCCGCCATCCTTTCTAGGTAAAACTTAAATAAATAGGCTTTGGTTCTACGCAAC